TTGATTTCGCCTGCCGACAACGCCATCAGGCACTCACCCCAACGGTCCCGTCGCGCGGCCTGACTTCCAGCCGTCCCGATTCCAGGTTGATGACGTTGAACACACCGCAGCCCTTGCAGCGCAGCACGCCGTTCGTCATGGCGTCGGCGCGCATCAGCCAGCGGTTACAGGAGGCGCAGTGGATCGACGTACTCACTGAAGCCCCGCTTCTCTGAGCATGCGCTGGCGCTCCTCGTCGCGCTCTTCCTTGACGGTGCGAATGGCGTCCCACACGCGGTCGGCCATTGGACCTTCAGGCGCGGGCATGTCCGATCCAGGCTTCACGCGGTCGAGGGCCTGCTTCGTGCGAATAAAGCTGCGCACGTCGAGCACGTCCGCGATGAGGTTGTACGGCGCCTCCTGTAGTTCCTTGAGAGCCTGTGTGGGCAAGCAGCCGAACTCCTCACAGATGCGGTTGATCGCTACCTCGTGCGGCAGTTCGTCTAGCTGCTCTCCTTCGAGGAGGAGGTAGAGGTTACGGTCTCGTCTTTTTTTGCCTCGCCGGTCGCCGTCTCGTTGACAAACTTCACGATCTCCTGGAAGGCCCACACCGCCGTCGGCTCGTCCAGCTCGCGTATCAGCTCGTCGCGGGCCTTGTCGTCCTGGTCTTCAAGCGGCGGGTCGTAGGTCCACGAGACGATGCCAGCCTTGAGGATGGTGTGCCGGTCGAGCACAGTGGCGTCGACGGCGGCCGGGTTCTTGGCGCGCTCTTCACGGGCAAACACGTCCATCGGGTCACAGACGTGGCCTTCATCCTCGCGCTGGCCGCCGCACTTGTCGCAGCGCTTGATCTTGCCGACGACGTTCCAGTCGATGCCGCCCATCTCCTGCAGCTCGCGCCGGCGCTTGCGTCCCTGGATGTCCCGCGCCACATCGATGTAGCCGGAGCCGACCTTGCGAATGGTCATCTGCTGGCCCGGCTCGTGCGGGATGTCCAGTACCTTGGTGATGCCTCTCGTCAGTGCCATTAGTCGTGGCCTCCTATCTGGCCTTGTGCCTCCTCAGAGAGGAGCCTGGCTTTAGCTGAATGCGCCGGTGAGCCTGAGCGTCACCTCGTACTGGTGGAAGGCGCCACGGCTAGGGTTGCGCGCCGTCTTCTCGATGAGCGCCTCAACGGTCTTCACATCGGACGCCGTCGGGTCATCAAAGGTGAGCTGGAGCGAGCGCTGTTCGCCCTCGCCGTCCAGCGTCAGCGCGACGAGGCTGTTAGCCTGGTCGTCGTAGGGGCCGGAGATAACGACGGTGTCGCGGTTCGTGAACCCAACCGCGCCCCAGCGGTCCGTTGAGTCGCCCGCGGCCGAGATCTCCTCGAGCACGGCGTTGACGCTGAGGCCGTTGATGGCCGTGACGTAGGCGGAGATGTCGGTCAGCGCTCCGCCGACCGACGCATCGATCTCGATCTTGAGCGCGGGGAATCCTCTGAGTGTCATATTGGCCCTCCTAGTTCCTGACGAGTACGGTTGCGAACTGGCTGGTCTGGTTGCCGCCCGGCGTGCCGGAGAACTCCCAGCGGGTCTGCGTATAGCGCTCGACGTTGCCCGCGGCCGTGGCCCGCTGAGCACCGACGGCGGTCAGCGCCGTGAAGTTGATGAGGTCGCCGTAGGTGATGTCATCGTCGGAATCGATGATGTCCACTTGGAGGTCGTCGGCGCTGTCGAGCGTGAGCGCGTTGCAGACGAGATAGGCTATGGCCCCGTCCGTCGACGGGTCGTTGCTCGCGCCCCAATCGTCGGTGGCGGTTTCCTCTGGTCCTTCCAGCGTGCGCGTGGCATGTGGCGCCGAAACATGACCGACGTCGTGCCCCTCGTCAGACTTGAAGGTGAGACTCGACTTCGTGAGCGCGTCCCTGGACGGTCCACGGCTGATCGTTTGCCTGAGCGCATTCACGCCGATCGCGCGGTCGCCGACGGCGTTCCCGATGAGCGAGTAGATCATGGGGTTGTCGCCCGCAAGCGCCTCTAGCGCCTGGATGAGCGTGTCGTCGTAGAAGCCGTCCATCGAGAGGTCGAACTTCGTCATGCCGACGTCGGTGTATTCGTCGACCGCCGCGCCCGCCCCGTCGGACTGTTCGAGCACGCGCATGACCTCTTCGTTCGGCCCTGACGTGATCAGGCTCGTGATGTCGTAGCCCGCGTAGAGGATGAAGCCGATATCCGGGAAGCCACGCAGCGTCATTCCGCATCCTCCTCGGACTGAGCATTCTCTTCTTCTACGAACAGTCCGCGCCGCCGGCAGGCGGCCAGGACCTCGGCGGGCAGGTCTGCCTCGCTCACCTGAGCGCCGGCGGGATAACGCGTCATTTCGCCACGCTCGGCGTAGGCGATTTGCTCGCCGCCTTTGATGCGGTCGCGCACCGAAGCGTCGGCGGGGAACTCGATGCCGCGGGCGAGCGTATGTGTCTGGCTCTTCATGCTCCGCCGTCTCTTTGGAGGCATCGCTACAGCTCCTTCCCGCAATCGACGCAGACGTACTTGTCGCCGCCGCCAGGGCCAGCCCCTGCGACGTTCTGCTTGTTCTTGTGCTGGCAGCCAGACGAAGGGGCGGGCGGTGGAGCTAGTTCCTCGAGGAGCTGGCGGGCCGCCTCGCGGATGACGGTGAGCTTGGCGATCATCTCGTCCTTCGTCATGCGGCCACCGCCACAAGGAGGATCGCGTCGACACGGCTGGCGAACAGAGCGGCATCGGGGTCGGGCACGTGGCCGCCGCCGGCCAGCGTCACGTCTTTGAACGACGACGACCCGATCATGCTCACGGCCGCAAGCTCCAGTTGCTCCGCTACCTCGTCGGCCTCCGCGCGGTCATCCGACCAGGCCGTGAGCTGGTAGCGCGGGTGCTTGCCGATGATGTTGCCAGGGACGCCCTGGTCGTAGGGGCCTGAGATGCGCTGGTACGTGACGCACGGCATCACCGTGCCTTCGGGAAACTGCACCTCGTAGATGCGGTCCGACACGAGCGCCTCGAGTCCGGCATAGCCGTTGAGCCCGTCGTAGATGTCCTGCTCGATCGTCACAGCGCCCTCGCGATGATGTCGCGCACCGCCTCGGCGAACTCGCGCTGTATCGCACCGTGGTTCTCATCGAGGGCAGGGCGGAGGTAGGGCTGCGCGGCCATGCGTGAGGTACCGAACTCGATGTAGGGCGCGTACTCAACGTCCGTGCCGACGGCGACGGCGCGGTCCTGCGGTAGCTCCTCGATGTGGATGGAGCGCTTGAGTGTGCCCGTCAGCACCGGCGCACGCTCCTTGGCGTCGTTCTGAACGACGAGCGCGGCCGCCTTGAGCGCGGGCATGAGGCCGTCTCCGCCGATGGCGTCGGCGACTCGCTGCAAGCTGCCAATCACCTCGCGATCCCCGGTGATAACAGCGCTGAACTGAGTCACCATTAGACGGCCACCTGCCTGAGCATGAGGCGTGTCGTGACGCCCTGCGAGTCATGCTCGACGCCGAGGATGTCGTAGGCAATGCTGCCCACGAGGAAGCGATGCGCGGTCGCGTCGATGGTCGGATAGCTGCCGTCCAGGAGCGCCTTGTGCGTGCTCTCGGAGTAGGCATGTGTCTCGGCCCTGACCTCGTTCGCATTCACGGCCGCGATCGCGCAGCGGATTTCATCGAGACCCGATACGTTCGACCACGACGCAGAGGGGTTGCCCTGGTTATTCGTGATCGTCTTTGCCTGGACAGCGCCGGTGTCAGGAAAGAAGCCACCCGTCTCGCGGGTCAGCTTCGTGGTGAGGTTGGGATGCACGATCGTCATGACGCATCCCTCAACGCCTGGGCCGCGACGCGCTCACGCGCCGAGAACGGGTCGTAAGCGACCTCGGCCCAGTCGAACGTCGCCTCGTCTGAGCCAAGCGATTCGGAGTAGAGGTCGCGCCATTGCTTCGCCTTCAGTCGCCATTCTGCCGCGACCTTTGCGCCGTCCGTCTCCAGGTCCATGATGCGGATGACCTTCTGAACGTAGAGCTCAGAAGACGCGATGGCGTCCGCGCCGTAGGCCGCGGCAAGCAATACCTGGTCGTCACCGATGTCCAGGAAGGCGTCGATCTCGGCGTCGTCGAAGATCTGATTCTGCGAGTCGACGTCGCTCAGGAGCCGGCGTACCCGGCCGCGCGAGGTCGTGACATCATAGGTGAAGACGATCG